AGAGTCCTTCCAACTCAATCTCGATCTCGACCGGCTCCATCTCAGCGGCGAGGACCGCGATACCTTGGGGAGCCTCCATCAAACTTTTATCGACGGCCATCTAAGTTCTCCTAATAATATGCTTCACGACGATGGCTCTTAAACCATCGGGTCGGTTCCGGTTCGTCGGACGGAAGCTGAATAAAGCCCCCCTGTCTGAATCGAAGTAGGGCTAGGGTGGTGGCGTCCACCAAGTCGTCATGGGTACCGGAGGGGAAGTCGTTGCATTCCTCCACTACCTCCCAAGCCCAGCGTCGGTCAGGCACCCAGACTATACCGGAAGAGAATAGATCGGTAACTGCGTTAACTCTTGAAATCTTATCCTGTCCCTTACCCGGCGTGAATTCGGCAATCGGCACACCCATACGCCGCATCTCCTGATACAGCGCCGCGCCGTTGGACTTCTTCTCCACGATGAACGTGTCCGGGTTCCACTCCTTATATTGTTCTAGGACAAGCGCCTTTAGCTCCGGGAACTCCAGTCGCTCTTTGATCGCGTTCAGGAGGATGATGTTGTAGTTTTGGGTCTGGTCATTCTTAAAGACCCCCCACGTAAGCAGGGCGTTGTAGTCCGACCGGTTCGTTTTCTCCTGAGCAGCGTCGAGCGTCATAATAATGTGCTCGCACATCGGGGGATTCTCTGGCTCCCAGACCTGCCACCACTCTCTTTTAATAAGAGCGCCTTCCTCCGAGGTCGGCTGCTGCATGTACTGGGCTTGCCAATACCGAACGTCCATACTGGCCTTCTTCGCCAGCAACTCATCAATATCCCAGAACTCAGGCCACAGCGGTTTGTCGTTCAGGATCGCAGGGAACTCAACGACCTCCCACTCATCTGCGCCTTCTTCGCGGGTCATGTGATCCACGATCTTGCCGGTTAAGTCCTGCTTACTCCAACGCGTCATCACCACGATGATCGCGCCACCCGGCATTAGTCTTTGAACGGGTCCCGACTGAAACCATTCCCAAGCGGGTTCAAATACGTCAACTCTTCCTTGCTTGGCTTCCTGTTCAGAATGAGGATCATCAATAATGAATAGATCAGCACCCCGACCAGCCAAGGCACCACCAACGCCAATAGCAAAATACTCACCGTTAAAATTTGTACCCCAACGAGAAGCACTTTTACTGTCTGCTTGAAGCTCGACACTAGGAAAGATGTCACGGTAGCTCTCCGATCCCACAAGATTTCTGACTCTTCTGCCGAAGTTCACGGCCAGATCCGCCGTGTGAGACGCCATGATGACCTTTTTGTGCGGATATTTGCCTAGAAACCACGCAGGAGCTAAGTAACTGATCATCTCTGACTTGCCATGACGCGGGGCGATGTTCACGATCACCCTTTTCTTCACGCCGTTGGCGATTTCTTCAAAGATTCTCGCCAATTTCCTATGGTGGGGGCCAACTTTGTACCCCGGATACACGTGATTGATGAAATCGAGGAAGGAATCCTTCCCCTTTGCCTGCGTTAGCTGGTTCTGATACGTCTTAAGTAGCTCTGCAACGCGCCGTTTCTCCTTGTCCGGCATTTTTGGCAGGGCAAGTTTGAGTTTTTTGATGTTTTCTTGGGTCAGTTGCACGATTTTTAGTCTTTTATCAGGTCACGGATGCCCTGAGACTCCGGACCCCACAGACCAATCGGACATTTCTGGTTAGCGAAGCGGGTTTTGCCCTGAATGATGCAGCCACAACGCTTGCAGATGCCCATTTTGTTGTGTTCACACGGCTCGCAGTGCGACAGACGCTCTTCAACCGTGGATTTTCTAGCCATTACTGCCATTTTCCACCTGCACTGGCTCGTCTATAACTGTGTATTCGATGCCTTCCAGCACCGAGAGAAGCTCCTTCTCGACCTCTTCAATCGGCTTAATAATGTGCGTGGTCTCGGTGCGCTTCTTAAAGGCGTCTACCCCGTCCACTTCTCCTAATTTAGAGAGGGCTTGGATGCGGGTCTTGCTGTTATCGGCGTGTTCTACCTCGTAGACCAGCTTGTTCACCACATACAGCTTCAATTCAGACAGGTCATCCACGATAGCGCAGTTGCTCTGCGCGACTAACCCGGCCAAAAACGCCATCGTCTCGTTCGGGTACTTGCTGTAATCAATACGGGTCTTAGGGTTAGCTAAATGGGCAGTGGCGATTTCTTTCGCTGCCGTAATGTCATTCTCGTCTGGGCAGAGCGGCGTCCCAGTCAGGTCGGAAATTAGCTTAATTGTCCGTGCCCTCATCTCGATCTCAGCCTCGGGAGTCAACTCCGGCAAGGCTTCGGCCGCGTTTGCGGGGAGGGCGATGTTCTCTTCAATCTCTGGGATAAGAAGGTCTTGCATGGTTTTTGCGGGGGGCTAAGTCCCGGATCAACACTATATAGCAGAAAATAAAAAGCATGGTACCAAAAAGACAACCGGGGGTGTTTTATAGGCGAGGGGGGTGGGGGTCGAGCTTGGTAAAAAACGTAATTAATGATGTAGATAGAGGCGACTTTCTAAAGCCGGCTTTTGAAATGCGTGGTGTCGTTTGTGAGTATTCAAGTGTAGAGGTGGGACAGGGGGACCCACTTACAGATCGGGGTCATGGGGTATGGGTGGGGTCTGACTCTGCCCGGTTTCGCCCGCGCCGCGCCCGGCCGGGAGCGTATTAAGTAATACGCAGTCGCAAAAATACCACGAAAAAAGTTAAGAATTGACGGAACTACCCGCCCGGAAATTTGTCTAACTATATGTAACCGGCGCAATACCGCGCCGCTAACCAAAGGTAGCAAAACATGAATCTTGATCTCTATCGCGTCATTCTTGCCGATCTAGAAACCGTCGCGCAGGGTGGTATCACTCAGGCTGAGGCCTTTGCCAATCTGCGGGATTCCGTCCCGGCCATCTTCCCGGCTGAGCCGACTCAGGCTGAGATCAAAGCCGTGACCGATTCGCCTGAGTGGAAGGCCTTCGATGGTCAAGCGCGCAAGATTTTCGCTAAGGCCTATTTCAGTGCGCCGCGCATGGTCAGACTATCGGATGATAAAAAGGCTGCCGCCGTTCAAGTGGACAATACAACCCACCGTGAAGAATTCATTCTCGACACGTGGAGTGAGGACAACAAGGCCTCAAAATCCTACAGCCCGGTTCGCGCTAAGATTCGCAAGGCCTCGCAAGACTATGTGCGGGTAGCATTCCGTCAAAACGTCACCATGCTGATCCCGGCTGCAATCGACGCGCCCGAAAAGGCCGACACCGCGACCGACGAAAAATTGCCCGACCCGACCGGCACACTCGCGCTAGTGACTCAGGCCTTGCAGATTCTTTCCGAGAAAAAGCCTGATGGAGCCTTGGCACTCTTGAACGGTCTCGATTCTCTGGTCAAGTATGCCCGGCCTTATGTCGCTGAGGGTAAGCCGATCCCGGCCAAGTGATAGCGTATTAAGTAATACGCGACCTGCCCACCCTGCCCGGCGCAAGCCGGGCGGGGTTTTGTCGTACCTAGCCCCGGCGCGGCCGACCCCGTTCGGTCTCGCTCCGCGAGACCAGTTATTCCGAGCGAAGCCAGTTCTTGATGTGAGACCAGTTCCTGCTGGTCGATGCCAGTTCTGTCTGGGCGAGGGCGGGAAGGCCGGATTTTGTCCGTCGCGCCTTGCGTAGCAAGGCTACACGTAGAATTTTTGGGTGTCAAACTTTTTTGTTCCAAGCGCAAAACTAAGTTTGTTCCAAAACGCGAAAAGGCTTGGAACAAGATTTTACTTTGCAAAACAATGGGTTAGCCCCGTTTGTTCCAATGTTCCAATGTTCCAAGAGATAGGCTAAACCTTTGGAGGCATGAGGGGGGACACGCAGCGTCATTTAAGAAAAAATAAAATGAAGTCCCCCCATAAATTTTTACCCGTCAAACTCTTTCCACTTCATTATTTCTGGAACATTGGAACAAATGCCCTATCTATCTATCTATCTTAAAATTACTACTACTACTACTCTTTAAAAATCAATTACTTACACGCACCCCGTTTTTCCAAAACCCCCAAAATCTTGAAGAATAATCCCAATCTTGATTTTGGAACATTTGGAACAAATGGAACAGATTATTTCATTAGCGCAACAACACCACGCACACCCCCACAAACCACGCCCCACAGCGTATTACCGTAATACGGCCGTATTATCTAATACGGTTTGG